ACATTGAACGGAACGGCAAGGGCGAAGTGGTCAACCTTTATCCGATTGACCCGACAGATGTTCGCGTCGAGCTTATCGGTGGCCGCAAAACCTACCGTCTTGAAACAACAGTTTACGAAGCCAGAGACGTAATTGATATTCCGTTTATGCTCAAGGCCAATCAAGTTGATGTCCGTGGGCCTATTGCAACTAACAAAGACGCAATCGGAATGGCTATTGCCGCTAGTCGTTACGGCTCCAAAGCGTTCCAATCGGGCGGCATTCCACCTGTGGTTTTGCAAGGTCCGTTCCAATCTGGTGCTGCGGCGCAGCGTGCATCTGAAGACGTTGCGAATACAACCGCCAAGCTGGCGCGTGAGGGTCGGCCTGTGATGGCGCTTCCGCTCGGCCATGAAATGAAGCAGATTGGTTTCAATCCAGAGCAGATGCAACTGCTTGAGCTTCAGCGGTTTAGCATTGAACAGATCGCTCGGATTTACAGCTTGCCGCCTGTCTTCTTGCAAGACTTAACTCATGGAACATTCAGCAACGTAGAGCAGCAAGACTTGCACTTCGTGAAGCACACGATCCGCCGTTGGATTGAGCAGACTGAAGCTGAATTAAATTTAAAATTGTTTGGTCGCACGGCCAACCTTTATGTCGAGTTCAATGTTGATGGCTTGCTGCGCGGCGACATCAAGAGCCGGATGGAAGCTCACGCGACATCGATCCAAAACGCGATCCGCACTCCAAATGAAGTGCGCGACATTGAGAATATGCCACCAATGGACAACGGAGATGACCTGATGATCCAAGGTGCGACAGTGCCAATTGGCACGCAGGGCCAAGTTGTGTTACAGTCGGAAGAAAATAACGGGGATCAAAATGTCTGAAAAAGAAATTCGCGCACGCTTAGACGCTTTCGAAGTTCGTGAAGAGGACGATGAGCAAATTAAAGTTTCAGGTTATGCTGCCGTCTTCGGCGAAGAGACTAGCATCGGCGGATATTTTACAGAAGTTATTGAGCGCGGCGCGTTCAAGGACGCCATTGGGCGCGATGACGTTGTGTTTGTTATCAATCACGAAGGGTTGCCACTCGCGCGGACGCGCTCCGGCACTCTGCGCCTGACCGAAGACGATCACGGTTTATACATGGAAACCGAGCTTGACGCATCTGACCCTGATGTGATGAGCATTGTTCCAAAAATGAAACGCGGCGACTTGGACAAAATGTCTTTTGCATTTATTCCAACGCGCCAAGAGTGGGACGAAAGCGGCGACATGCCGAGGCGCACTATTCAAGAGGCCCAACTTTTTGATGTTTCTATTGTTACAACTCCGGCTTATGATGGCACAGAGATTGGCTTGCGCTCTCTTGAGGCCCACAGGAGCTTAAAGATAAAATCTCAGGCTGCACGGCGTCTCAGGATGAAAGCGCAGCTTTAACGAATAACGGCGGTTCTCCCGCTGTTCGCCCTTCCCCCGCGCCTTGGGCAAGCGCATATATGGAGGCCCACAATGGCTGATATCAAAGACCTGCGGGAGAAGATGGCGAACATCGCCACTGAGGCCCGCGCCAAACTTGCAGAATTAAACGACAGCACACCAGAAGATCGTGCAGCCGAAGTTGAGCGTGAATTCGACGCCATGATGGCTGACCACGACAAGTTTTCAGCACGCGCTGATCGTCTTGAAAAATCTGAGGCTGCGCTGCGTGCTTCTGAAGCCGTTGACGTTTCCAAGCGTCCAGTTGCTGAAGATCGTTCTGCCCCTGCCGTAGATCAAGGCTCTGAAATTTCTTACCGCAAAGCATTCTTTTCAATGATTGCAAACGGCGGTGTTGAAGGTTTGGACAGCGAAGTTCGCAATGTTCTGCGTCAGTCTGAAGTTCGCGCCCAAACTGCTGGCACAAACTCTGCTGGTGGGTTTACTGTTCCGACAGAGCTTGCGTCATTTATTGACAAAGCAATGATCGCAACTGGTCCGATGTACAACAGTGACCTCTTCACAGTTATCAACACAACTGGCGGCAATCCTTTCAACATTCCAACAGTAAACGACACTGCTGTGACTGCTGAAGCTCACACTGAAGCTGGAACAGTTACCGATGATGGCGGAAAAGACGTTACCTTTGCCCAAAAGTCTTTGGGTGCATTTGCGTTTGACACCGAGTGGGTTCGTTGGTCCTATGAGTTGGCAAATGATTCCATTTTCAACGTGGAAAGCCTGCTGGGCGAATTGCTTGGTGAGCGCCTTGGTCGCATCGCAAACTCAAAACTGACCACTGGTTCAGGTTCTTCAGACGTTGAAGGCATCGTAACCAACTCAGCTTTGGGCGTAACAGCAGCGGCGGTTGCCGCAGTTACAGCCGATGAAATCATTGACTTGATACATTCGGTTGACCCTGCTTACCGCGCGTCACCTTCAACAGCAATTATGATGAACGACAGCACACTTTCTGCGGTTCGGAAGCTGAAAGACGGCAACGGTAACTACCTATGGCAGATGGGCAACTATCAAGCTGGCGTTCCACAGAACCTTCTTGGATACAACGTAGTTGTAAATCAAGCAATGGACAGCCTCGCAACTGCGAAAAAAGTCATGTTGTTTGGTGATATGTCCAAGTTCTATGTTCGCAAAGCTGGCGCACCTTCCCTGTTCATAGCAAAAGAGCGGTTTGCTCCTGATTATGGCATCTTGGGTTATGTTCGTTTTGACGGCGTTCTCGGCAATGCAGCGGGTATCAAGCACCTGATCACAGCCTAAACAAAGTAGGCAGGGGCTTCGGTCCCTGCTTATCCACTTGAGAGGATTTCAAATGAAAGTTCGTTTATTAACAAGCATGGCTGGTATCGATTTCAGCCATAATTCTGGTGATGAAATTGACTGCAATGCCGCAGAGGCTGCACGTTATATTGCTGCTGGTATTGCTGAAGCTATTGAGACGCCTTCTAAAGTTGAGCGTGCAGTCCGTAAGATTAAACTTGAGACTGCTGTAGAGGAACAGTAAATGCCGCAGCCGCTCTTGACACATCACGCGCTTAAAATTGTAGACGCTCCCGCTATCGCCCCGATTACTTTGGCGGAAGTCAAAGCGCAATTGCGCGTTGAGCATAATGATGACGATGTAATGATCCAAAGGCTGATCACAGTCGCGGTTGCTTACACTGATGTAAGGGGCGCACTTGGTCAGGCAATGATCACCCAAAAGTGGGCGCAATGGATGGGGCCAAACCCACAGCAAAAGGTTGCGCTTGCTCTTGCCCCGGTTCAATCGGTCACCGCAATTAAATATTATGACGTTGACGGCGCATTGCAGACGGACACGCTGGCAAATTATCAAACCTTTGGCACAGACTTCACTTCCACCGTTGGGCCGAAAGACGGATTTGCTTGGCCTGTAACGCAAAATCGCCCTGACGCTATAAGGATAGAATACCAAATTGGATTTGGTGACGCGATAAATGACGTTCCGCAGAGCATCCGTCACGCGCTTATGCTGCTTGTCGGCCACTGGTATGACAACAGAGAGCAATCGCAAGCGGACAAGCTACAAGATATTCCTTACGGCTTTCAGGAGTTGATGGATATTAGTCGGGTTTCTTGGTATGGTTAAGGCTGGCTTTTTGCGTGATCGTGTTGTGTTTCAGCGCCTGTCTGAAGGTACGGTTGACGAATATGGAAATGTTTACACGGGCTGGACGGCTTTGGTTTCTCGGTCTGCTGATCTGCTTGAGCGAAAAGGCAGAAAACAGATTTCTGGCGGCGTGCTTGAAGATAATAATCTTGCCACCATGCGGGTTCGTTCTGACAGCATAACCGCAACCATTACTACCGCTGATCGCGTGATTGCACGCGGCATTACTTGGGCCATCAAAAACGTAATCCAACTTGACGCAAAAAACACGACACTCGAGTTCGTTTTGGAAAAGGGCATTGCACCATGAAGGTTACTGGCGCAAAAAAATTGGCAAAACAGTTTGACAAAATTCCTGACGCTGTTGAGAGACAGATCGTTAAATCGATTAAGCGCAACACCGAAGCGGCTGCGCGGCTGGCTCGCAACCTTGTCCCCGTTGATACGGGCGAGCTAAAGGGCTGGATTTACACAAAATATGAACGCGGAAATCACGAATTTCTTGGATCGGTTGAAGCGGCCCCGCCGGGTCGTGATGATCAGATAAAAGCAAAGGCCGTTGAATTTGGCCGGGCAAATGGAAATCGCGGGAAGACTGAGGCGCAACCTTACATCCAATTGGCGCAAAAACTTCAGGGTCCAAAGTTCAATAAGTCTATGAAGTCGGCTATCAAGCGCGGAATTAAGGAAGCGGTCAATGGCTGATGGGTTTGCACTATCTTTGCAAAAGGGGCTGCGGGTCACGTTAACCGCCAATAGCGGCGTGACAAATATTGTCAGCAGCCGCATTTATGATGAGCCGCCGCAAAATGCAACTTTTCCATATTTGCGCTTTGGTGAAATATCGCCAGCCGCGTTTGACACAGATACAATCGAAGGGGCCTTGGTAGATGTTACCTTTGAGGCTCATTCTCGAAGCCCTTCAGGCCGCGCTGAAGCGGTTCAGATAGCCGAGGCAGTAAAAGCCGCTTTGCATCGCCAAGAAGGCTCTGTGACCGTTGTTGGTTTCAACTTGATAGAATTGATATTTGAGACAATTTCGGTTACAAGAGATAGTGAAGGCCGTGGATATACGGCTGTCATTGTTCTTCAGGCGATGCTTGAAGATACTGCCTAAACTCCCGCGCTGTGGGCAAGCGCAAAAAAATGGAGGCCAGTTATGGCTAAACAACTTGGACGCGCCCTGCTGGTCAAAATCGGTGACGCGGCATCGCCAGAGGTTTTCACAAACCTTTGCGGCTTAAATTCAAAATCACTGACAATCAACAACTCTTCGATTGATGTGACAACCCCCGACTGCACAGCGCCCGAAGGCGCTTTGTTTACGGCAACACTAGCTGGATTAAAAAATGTTAGCCTTTCTGGCGATGGATTTTTTGAAGACAGCGTGGCAGAAGCACGCATGAACACAGTGGCGATGGCCGCTGACAATAACGTGAACATGCAAGTTGTTGTTCCTGATTTTGGCACATATGCTGGCGCATTCCGCATTGCATCTCTGGAATTCGGTGGAGAAACTGAAGGCGGCGTTACTTACTCTATCTCGCTTGAGAGTAATGGCGCAGTGACGTTCACAGCCGCATAATGGCAATAACTGCCAAAGCAGAACGTGGGGGCATCGTCGAGACAATCGGCGATGCTTCCTACTCTTTCAAACTTCGCAATCGTGAGATTGAGCGTTTTGAGGATCAGCACCGGGGCATCTTTGACCTCTGGGAAGGGTTCTTTGGGCGAGGCACTAAACCAAGCAGCAAAGAGGTTCGTGATATTCTTGCGCTTGGCTTGGTCGGCGGTGGAATGAAAGACGCTGAAGCTGATGCAGTCATTTCAAAATGTACGCCTGAAGATTTAATGAGGCTGTTTCAGATCGCGCAAGCGGTTTTGGGCGTTGCCTTTATGCCTGACGTTGGTGACGAAAAGGTAAAAAAAAAGACGGAGGTCATAGGCCCGACAGATTGAATGTTCGCGCTATGATTGCGAATGGCATTGTGATTGGTTTACGGCCAGATGAAATTCGTGATATGATCCCCAAAGATACTTGGATCGTATTTCAGGGATGGTCTGACGCACATTCGCCAAAAGAAGCTGGCGTAGGCGCGATGACCTCGACTGATTACAAAGATTTGGTGAGGCGAGTAGATGGCGATTAGTGCGGAACAGTTAAACATTATCCTGTCAGCGAAGGATAAAGAATTTACACGCGCAATGGATCGAAGCCAAAAGCGCGTTGAGCGGTTTGCAAAGACAACTAATAAAAATCTTAGTTCAACTTCAAAAGCATTCAGTAAACTTGGCGCTGCCGTCAAGATTGCCGCTGCGGCGTTTTCCGCTACAGCAGTTGTTTCTGGAATTAAGAATGTTACGCAAAAACTAGACGACATCGGTAAGACAGCCGACCAGATCGGCATTACCACAGATGCGCTCCAAGAACTTCGCACGGTGGCCGAAAGTTCTGGCGTGACATCTGATGAACTTGACAAGAGTATTGAGAAGCTAGGCAAAGGATTGGCAGAGGCCGCAATGGGTCTTGGCACGGCGAAGGATGGGTTAAAGACTTTAGGCTTGAACGCCAGAGACTTGATTGACATGGGCTTGGAAGATGCGCTTGGGGTTATCGCAACTGAACTTAACAAACTTCCAAACCCTATGGAAAAAACCGCTGCGGCAACCCAGCTTTTTGGGCGTAGCGGCGCACCGATGATTAACCTCCTGCGCGAAGGCGCAGATGGTATGGCTAACATGCGCAAAGAAGCGCGTGAGCTTGGCGTTGTAATTGATGAAGATTTGATCCGAAACGCAGAAGCCGCTCAAGACCAACTTGATTTGATGTCCAGAGTTATTGACGCAAACCTTTCGAGCGCATTGATTAACCTTGCGCCATTAATTGTAGGCGCTACTGAAAAGATTGCGGGATTGGCGTCTAGGATCGGTGATGTAGTTAAAAATATTAATGAACTCAGTGAAAACGGGGTGGGCGAAACTACGGCAAATTACAGATTTGTTAAATCATTAGTCGACCAAGGCGTGGCTGCTGGTTATGTAGAAGAAGAACTTCAGGCTATGTTTAGGGCATATGACAAGCTTAAAAACGCCCGACTATCTGGAGACGGTAGTGTCCCGGGTCTGATAGACGAAAGTGTTATAGAAAATTATAACAACGCAGCCTCCGCACTTGCCCTTGCGCTGTCTGCTGGCCCTAATCGCGCATTCGATGAAAACGCT